TTATATCATAACCTTGTCTTTTTAAGGATGATATAATATTACTCTTAGTCAACATATTCCATAATATTGTAGTATTAGGGGCAGCAACTAAGATTTTAGGTGTTAACTCTGATTTGATATTCTTGATGATATTTAATATCACCTTACGATCAATTTCAGGTGCATTGTGTTTAGTTCTTGTATCATTTGTCTCATGTATATCAATTTTAGGTGCTAATATTGTGCCATTCTTAACAAGTTCAGGTGCAGGTACACTAATTAAAGTATTACCGTATACATCAACATTGTTCATGCCTCTATTATTATCACCCCTTGAATATTTGGGTGTAGCAGTAAAGAAATAACTACTATTTGACCTTACTGTTGATATACCTACAAAGTGATTTTTAGATGTAGAGTTATGTGCTTCATCACAATATAATACATCAATGTTAACCATTGAATCACATATTTTATGTAATGAATGATAAGTAGTAAATATTAATTTATCATATTGTGGACGAAAACTCACCCAATTTGTGATAAACTTATGCTTAGTCTCTTTATCATGTTTAGTCTCACCACTATGTACATGTAACACCTTAACATTAGGAACTTCAGTAATAAACTCCTCACACAATTGTTGTGCTAATAATATACGAGGTGCTACAATTACAGCAGTTAATGGTGTATGTGGTGCATTAAGTCTACTCTTTAAATCTTCAATCATAATTGCAGTCTTACCACCACCAGTAGGGACATAAATGCACCCCTTATTTGATAGTTTCATTGCTTCAATAGCACGAGATTGATGTGATTTAAGTTTCTTCAATAGTAGATTATATGTAAAGAATGTGTCGAGGGAACGGGGCATCTGCAAGGTTTCACCTATATGCCCAAATTTACATCATGGGAATCGCTTACACCTGAACCCCCAAACTTAATCGGGGCATGAAAACCGTTATCCCTCAACATATTCATTATAGCAATGAAAAACCCCCTGAACAGGGGGGTGGGTGTCAGTTTACTGACTGTCACACATTGAAGTGTGACTTGTAGGATTTGGTAGCATACTCATAGAAACTACGAACAGACTTGTCTGCTATTTGTAAACCTTTTTTGCAATCATCCAAGAATAATGTAAACTCATAGTTATGAATTTTAACTCTTGACTGATAGTCTCTCACATAATGGTTGAGAGTTAAAACTGTTTTAGCAGGTCTTTTTAATTTCTTCGGTGTTACCTTAGTAACAGACTTTGTAGAAGTTGTTGTTACTTTGCGAGTGCGTCTTTTGCGTGGAGTAGTTGTTCTCTTTGCAGTAGCAGCAATTGGCATAATGTAGGTTAATGTAAACTATAGGGATGTTAGTTCTTTCTTCGGTTGCGATCCGAGAGGCACATCCATCTCCTCGTTAATAGGTGAGGGAAAACAAAACTGAGGGGGCAGTGCATTACCCTTTCGGTCATATCTAAGATTTACAGGACTTATAACAATAAGAGCGAATCATTGATGTACGCCTGATGTCTTAGTAGAAAAGAACCTCGTTTGTTTTCCACTCTTATATTATAGGGCATCAAGGTCACTGTGCAACTTTCTTTGTGACACTTTCTCAACTGGTTCCTCATAGAATATCTCATTATTATATCCTATCATCAAATGTTTCCATGATTTGTTATCACCATTCTCTACTATTTGATAAACTTCTTCAATAGATTCAGAACCTTGATTTGTAGACCATCTTCTACGATACCATGAATTACCAATATCAAATGTATATCCTTTTTCTAATAGTTCATCAATAAATGGATCATCATGTTTAATTATAACCTTTGTTCTAAACTTAGGGTCTTGATTATTCTTTCTAACATATACTGTCTTGCCACCATCAGGTGATTCGTAAATGTTAGTATCATTGCGAAAATCATCTCTTTGTTTAATATCTTTCTTAAAGATATTTGAAATAGCATTTAACATTAATAAAACTTCGGTTGGTTTACTTCTACTTCAATAGTATTAAATATTCTCAACAATGCGTTGGCATATGCTCTATAACCACTACCAACATATAGTTGCCCTAATACAACTGAAACGGTTGCAATACCCCAGAATAAGTAATAAAAACGACTCTTAACTTGTGCTCGTTGTTTAACAAGTTTCTTGTCATCTTTACCCCATTCAGGTAATGGTGGATCTGGATAATTGTTCATGCTTGACTCACATTGTTGATAAAAATACGATCTGCTGGATATTGAGCACGAATTAATTGCTCAATAAATCTTCTATCAGAAAGATCAGATTGCAGCGTTATGTTATGCGATCTGCCTCTATCATCAGTATATCTTGCTTTGACATTATAAATTGTCATTGTTAGATAACTTTGCTTGATACCATGTTATTATAACACCAAATGCTAAAAATAGCAATGTGCCACCAATTTCATACGAAGTTTCATTCATTGTTTTATGTGTATTGTACAGATGTAGATAATATATATTTTACATTATCTGTGGGTGGATGTCCAATATGAGGATACATCCACATGGGTGGAAATAATAATACACGCCCCAATTTGGGTGTTATTATTATATTTTCTCTGGGAAACTCTGTGCCTCCATTGTTAGTATTTAAATAAAATAATATAGATAAACATCTATGAGCAAATTCATATTTAGATACATCAATATGCTCATCATATCTTTCATCTCCACCTGCAATATATCTTTTAATTCTAAACTCTTCTAACTTTTTATACTCTGGTAAATGTTTTAAATCTAAATCTTTCTTATAATTATCATAAACTATTCTAGTTAATTGTACAAGTCCATTTACATATTGTGGAGCAACTTGATTAACATTTAGTGAGGTAAATTTAGGTTTATAATTTCTATCTACTTTTAAATGATATTGTTCTGCATTTTCAAATAGTTGTATTAAACTATCACACCATTCTTTAGGTAATGCTTCATCATAAGTTTTAATCATATTTTATTATAATTAATATTATAAATGTGGAACATCATAGAATGATAACCACTATTATATTTCTTACCTGATCCCTTCATTTGTAAATGAAATAGTTTCCTACCGTCTGCTATCCTAAACTCAAGAGTTGTATCATTGAGTGTCCATCTACCTTCCTTCACCTGTTTCTCTATAGTATCTACTGGAACCATTCTAATTATTTCAGATCCTTTTTGATGAAATATAATAGTATTAACTGCATCACCATTATATCCTTGCTTAACAATAACATCAAAAATTGCACACTTGTTTCGATTCATCCATGTTACAAACGAACTGCAAATTTTCTTCTCTATATTATTTTTATACACCCTATTCTGCTTTATCTCCATTGCACAGAGAGTTAACTCAGGATGTTTCTCTTCTACAATAGATTTCAATTCTTTATTATAATATCCAAAGAACATATCAAGGAACTGTTTATTATTACCTTTAATCTTAAAGTGTTCAATAAAACCTTGAGTAGATAATAATGCTACTTGAGTATGATTCTTTGACATACTCTTACAAGAGTATTTTGTTTTGTTGCCTTCCTTATCATATACATCTACTTTAGTTTGAGGTCCACCATCAACATGATGATCACCACCAAATAGTTTATTAAATGTTGCAGCAATATGATGCTCGAACTCATGCCCTTTCTTTTTAGCATTTTTACCAGCAGTTACAGCAGCAGTCATATCGGTTCGTTTAGGTATCTTCATTATAATTGATAATAGTTAGTTTAGCAATGATTATGTGACAGTTCTCCATGTGGTTCTGGTTGATCAACAATAGGAACCAATAATGGATATTTCTTAGCATAGTCAGCACCCATACCATAAGAGAATTCAGTAAAGTCTCTATAATTACTAGCAAATGGGGGTGGATCAAATAATAATTTATGTGATCTAAATTGTTTTAATAATATTGGATCATCACCAATTATATTAAATAGATCTTCAGTAAAATTATGATTACCATCTAATATATTACATGGATTAAGTTCTTTATTATTTAAATAATCCCTAGAGTTAGTAACCATGTTCCTCCAGAATGGAGTATCATACTTTGAACCAAAATGATAACAATATGTAGTATTTCTCAACCATTCATCTATAATATGTGTATAATAATGATCATTTAAATGATCTATTCTTTCAGGATTATCATATTCACCATCAAGTATATAATCAACAATTCTATCTGATATTCTATCATAATATTGACCAGCAAGACCTTCCAATGGATCAATAAATCCAATAGCATTACCATTACGAGCATATCTACCAGTATAATGTAACAAATAGGTAGATAATCTTGGTTTCCATTTAAAATGTCTTAATTCTATATCATTTGCTTCAGGAATAATAGTTTTAAAATCCTCAGTTGCTTCATCTATTGATGTTATATTAGAATCAAAACAATAACCATAAGTATGCCTACTCTTTAATGGTATACCAAACATCCAACCATTTTTGTGAGCATAGTTTATAGTCACTCCCCAATCTCTTCCTTCAGGAATAGGACATGCAAGAAGATTATTAACACTTTCAAATGGTGAATCAAAATAATGATCGTGGTCAATTAATGATGTACCACCAGTACAATCCATTATAAAATCATATCTTTTATTATTAAGATATGCACCATTATTATCAAATCCTACATGTGTTATCTTTTGATCTAATAACTCAAAATCATATGTTGTCTTTGGTAGATACTCAAGAAAGAACTCACTAAACTTCTTAGTATCAAAGTGCATACCTACCTCATGTAGCGATAACCAATGAACAAAGTTGTGTTTTCTACCCCATCCAATAAATTTCATTCCATATTTTGTAGTACCATCAAAATACTTCTGTAAATGACTATGTACTAAATTTGTAGTATATGCAATTTGTGATGGTAAATCAGGTGTTGTTGACTCTCCAATACCAAATATAGGTGCTGTTGAATCATATATCCATGTAATATGTGTATCTAAATCTCTCTCATCTATTAATCTTAGAAGAGTATTAATACCAATTACACCAGCACCAACAACTGCAACATTTCTCATTAATAATAATTATATCCAATAGTTCCATGATCTTCAGGTGGATCAACAGGATCTAATGCTTGAAATCTATTAGCATAAGGAGCACCAAATCCATGAGCATATTCTAAGAAAGCATTATAATCATTCATAAGAACATATGGTAACAGTCTACTCCTACCTGCCACATCTGCCTCAGATGCCATCTCTTCACTATGAAGAAGTTTACGATATTCTTTATCACCCCATTTATCAGATAATACTTCATCTCTCCATACTTTTCCTGGAAAAAATGCAGGATGTAAATATCTTGGACCTTCTAAGTATTTCTGTGCTTGTTGTTTAGCATCCTTCCAAAACTTAGTATCATACTTTGAACCATATTGATACATCAATGCTAATATACATGTATAATCAAGATCTAATACATCACCATAAGTCTCCTGAACATGTGCCAATATCTCTTGATATACTCCTCTAAGAACTAAATCTTCATGGTGGTGAGATGCGTGACCTAATGGTTTACCTTCTTCCATAGGATATAGGTACATATTAATAGATTCACTAATAATATTAGATAGGTAAAGATGACCAGCAGTTAATGGTTCAATATTAACTAGAGCATTTCCATTTCTAATATAACTACCTTTGTCTGGATGTATAACATAATTAGATACTTTAGGTGTCCAATTAATAAGAGTAGTTTTATATGATGTTACATCCTCATCAGGGAAATGTGTTGCAAAGTCTTGAAGTATTACTTCTTGAGTTGTATCAGTCCTATCAATATTATCATAAAAATATATCCACAACTGCTTACTTTGAAGTGGAATACCAGTTATATGTCCATATTTGGCAGCAACTTCAATAGTAAAATCCCAATCACCTGCTACTGGTTTCTCTACAATTAAAGCAGTATTTGTAAATGCAAATGCAGGTGAAGCATAATCATGTGGTGAATATATTGGTTCTTTATCACAACAATCAATTACATAATCATAATTAACACCATTAATCATAGCATTAGTATTATTAATTAAGCAAGAATCAATCTTCTCTTCTTTTATAGTAACACCATATCCAAAACATTGCCCACCATCATCTAACATTGCCTTCCTAAACATTTCAACATCAAAATGTGCAGCAGTTTCAAACTTAAATGATAAATTAGCATTTTTATCTTTTCTATTACCCCAACCAACATATTTGTATCCAAGTGAATCAGTTGCATCACAATATTTTCTCAACCATCTTCTTGTTAAATTAATAACACTAGATATTTCAGAGAATACAGGTGGTACAGTTCCAGACATCATAACTGGATATACTTTATCAGGATCATGTATCAGAGTAAACTCATCATCCTTCCATGCGTCATACTGTCCTCTATTAAAAACTAGAGATGCCAACTGCATAAATCCAGCAGGAGTAGCACCAACAATCGCAATCTTTCTTCCCATTGTATTAAATCCTTTTGATTATTTAGAGTCTTCAAATAAATTGATAGGTATTATTTTATCATCAATTAAGAAGTCCATCATTCTATCGGGATCCTCGTAATTCTCTTCTACATTATCAACAAATGCCTTCAAATCTCTTATCAATTCCCAACAAGCATGTTGTTCAATTTCTTCTTCTGGAGATAGATTCTCTCTCATTCTGCCTAAACTAGCATAATACTCATACTTGAGACTAATATACTCTCTGACTTTAATAAAGTCCTTAAATGTTGCTAAATTGGATCCCATGATTTAACTACAGTGATGTTTGCTTTTCTAAAATCATCATCAACAAATTTCAATGTTGATCCCTTATATGATACCACAAAACCTTCAGGTTTGCATGGATTACTATCAACAAAGGTTTTGATTCCGTTTGCTTTACTTAACTGGTCTATGACCATCTTCTTTGCTTCACGCAAAGAAATGTAAGATGCTACGGTAAAGTATATATCAGTCTCATATTTGGCAATAAATGCTAAACCTGCTTTCTTCAGAATTCTATACTTTTCCTTACCCTTTTCACTTTTCTTTTTATCAATTTCCTCATTCATCTTACCAGAATAATATAATGCAAACTCAGATGCAACTTTAGTAGTATTCTTAATACCTTTACCAGTACGGATTCTATTATTAAAGAACTGCTTAAATATTGCTGACATTACAAACTTAGTTTCTCCATGTTTTTGTATAACATTTAAGAAATTAGATGCTCTTTTTAATGATCCTTTTGCTCTATTAATAATAGCATCATATTTGGCAGAATCACGAACACTAAACTTAGATAGACCTGCTTCATCAGTAAAATTAGCATTTGCTATGAATATATCATCATCAGTATTAATAGTATGTAATTGCCAATTAGTATTAAATACTGCCTTCATATCTTGAAGAGTTTCACCAAAATATAATGTATGAAATACTATACCTAATTTTGCTCTATCAATTCTTCTTCCTTTATCAGACACAGCATTAACAGCATAAGTTATTGTATTTGGTTGAAATGTAATATGAATATCATCACCTATTTTACCAAACTGTTTATCTCCTTCAGTAAATAATAAATCTCCTTGCATTACGCCAACTATACCAGTCTTGGAAAGATATTTCAAACAAGTCTTTAGTTTCTTATTTAATATTGTATACTCTTCAGTATGATAATAACGATCTATATCTGTATCATCATAACATACTTTAGGATTAACTTTATTGAATACAGATTTAGTACCAACAAAGAATCGCTGATTAACTGGATCTTTACCACATATAATAGCAGGAGCACCATCCCACTTAGTTGATATTGATAAAAAAGGACTTTTACCGTCACTCAACTGATGACCAAATGCTGTTAGAAAATTAACAACATTAAATCCACCAGCAGATCCACTGTTAAGAATGTCATCTTCTAAATGCTCTAGATGTGTGTTTTTCATACTTCCATTATAGTCCATTCGAGGACTTAATGGGGCATGACTAGACACTTTGTAAGGTGGTTTCATTTGAAATCTGGACCTACTGCCCATGCTACGACTGCTTTTCTGACTCCCTGAGTTAATGGTGTGACTTTATGTAGACACCAACTAGGAAATATTATCAAATCACCCTTATTTGCAGCAAAATCATCAAAATATTCTGTATGATTTATAATTAAATTACCACCTTCATATTCACTTGGATCAGTTAATTGTATTGTCATACCCAATTTACGAGTGGGCATACCATCATCAACAACATCTGAATCAATATGCCAATCAAAATAATCTCCATTATTATATACAGTATATTGCAAATCCTCAAATCCACGAACATCCAAGTTCCAGAAGTTCTGATTAGCAGTATATCCAATACTACCCAATTTAGAATATATCCATTCAAATGTTTTATTATTAGGTATCCAAACCTGTGATGATTTACGCTTCTCAGTTGTATAATCAGATGTAATTGAAGTAAATAATTCTAACTCACTCTCTACAGATGAAATA